TTTAACATATTAAAATATTAAAGCATTAAAATATTAAAGCATTAAAACAATAAAATTGTTTGTGAATATTTTATCAATCAATCAAAAAAATTTTTTTTATTTTTTTTCAAAAAGTACTTGACATTATAAACTGCATCTTTTATAATAAGACGTAACAAGGGGAAACAATCCCAACAAAAAAAAAGAAGGAAGGTAACAAAAATGGCGAAAAAGTTGCGTAAAGAAGAACAAGAAAAAAGGATAAATGAGTATATCGCGTACTGCAGGAAAAATCAAATAGAAAAAAACGATAGTGGTGCAAATGGTAAAATTGCCGACGTTTTATGCCGTGAATATGTAGTAAAGCGTTTATATTCTACTGACGTAAAAGCCCGTAAACCGTCAAGGAAAGATTGTACTTTCAAGGGCAAAGACGGCAAAATGCATAATATCGAATTTAAGACCGGATGTGGTGCATTGGCTTATGAATACGATTTAGATGTGATAGAAATTGAAAAGCTATTGCCCGACGTCGAATATATCGGCTATAATCCGGAATTTTTCGACAGTATGCCCATAGAAAAGCAGTTTTTTATCATGACGCGTGATGATTTTTTCAAGATACTTATGAATTATGACGACAAAAAACCTATGACTTGGTTTAAGCTTAATAAATCGCGTAGGCAAGTAAATATTCAAACATTTACTAATAGCAGGAAAAAATATGATTATTTGCTGGATTGCTTGTTCAATTTTCCCACACTTGAAGAATTTATAAAAGAAATGAAATAGAGGCGAAAAGCCTCTTTTTTTTTACTGTTAATGCTTTAGCGCTTTAATACTTTAGCACGCTAAAACATAGTAGGGGGGTATGTTTTGGGAAATAGCAAAAAATGGTAAACCAAAAGTGCCGCCCCTGGTACATTTTCCCCTCGAAACAAAAATTTCGTTTTTATACTTTTAAAATTTTTCCCCTCGAAACAAAAATTTCATTTTTATATCCTTAAAATTCTATCTCGAAACAAAAATTTCGTTTTTATACTTTTAAAATTCTATCTCCTCCCCAATTTAGTCAAGCCATATGCTACCAATATTAATAATCCTAATGGCCAGCCTAACGCAACATCCACTCTATACCCTTGTCCCACGCCCCATACTACAACTACAACATAAATAATAACTCCAATTAAAACTGCTAATCTTTTCCCCGCGCATTATAATTTTCTCCTTTTTCTTTTATTATAACTCAAATCTCATAAAAAGTCAAAATCAACTGAAATTTGACAAAGACCTCCCCTCCGTGGTATAATATAATTAGGAAAGAAAAAAAAGAGGAGGCCTATGACTAATAGACTTAAATTAGATTTTACCATTTCCTCTCTTGAAGAGAGGACGTCTTTCGTAGACAACTATCTAATAGAAAATAAAGAAATTTTTGATATAAAACCCCTAACAGAAAAAGAATTAGAAACAATCGCAAACTATATATTATGGGGTAAAGATAAAAATGGTAAAAATGTTAATCAATTAAAAGAAATACAACTCGAAACGCGCAATAAAACCTGGGATAGAAAAAAGGAAGAGTCTCTTGATGCCCTAATCGAATCCCCAGCCTTTAAAGAATCAATGATTAAGAATTATTCCGCGCAAACACGCGTGCGCAAAGAATCATTCTCTCGCTCTCAAGCCCGCAAAGAAGCACCACCATATATCCTCGAAAGGTATGAAGAACTTTGGCGCGAAATTGATGCTCTCGATTTAATGATAAACTATTATGACCTCGCGCATGGTAAACGGAAAAATCCCCCTCGTGAATCTCTTCTCAACCGCTTTACTCCAGAGGAACAAGAAAAACTTAAAGAGAAGGCTTCACACCTAAACCAATTTTCCTACCTTAAAAAACGTCACTTACTGGTTGAACTCCGTCGTGAACAATTTACTTTGCGCGACTCATATAAGTCTCAAGTCTCGCGCACAACTGTCGAGGCCTATACTCCGCCTACAACATCTTTCTTTGATACAGAAATCCCAGTCCTTCCACTCGGTCTCTGTAACAACCAGCCAATAGACAAAAAGATTTTTCCATTAAACCATATTCCTGAACCGCAAGACTTCTCCGAAAAAGAATTGCGCGAAGTCTCTTCCCGAATTTGGAAGTCACCGGCGCAACCTAAGTTATGCTTCGACTTCCGAGAAATGGAACATATCTACAAAGCATTTCAGATTTATGAAAACTTAGTTGATGAGTCTATCACCGCAGATGTTGAATCAACTCTTCACCTTTTCATCACCACTCTTAATTTCTATATCCAGTTTGCCAACTTAACACCCCTTCAAATGGATATCCTGCGCCAGAAAATTTCCAAACAGAAGAATCAGGACATTGCTTTTTTTATTAATAAAAAATACAACAAAACATATAACGCCAATTACATTAGTACTATCTTTCGCCAAAAGATAATTGCCGCGATTAATAAAGCTGCCGCACTCCATTACGAAATTATGACTAATATTTTCTTTCCTGAGAACTTTAAAAAGTGTAAACAGTGTGGCAGAACATTACTTCTAACTAGCGACAATTTTGTGAGAAAAACAAAATCAAAAGACGGTTTTGTGTCCCGTTGTAAACAATGTGATAAGAAAAACCGACAGGAGAAAAAATAATGGAAAAATTTTTAATACAGTTATCAAAGCTCGAAGCGGTAGAGTTTATAGGGGTCGCGCACTTATGCGGTGCTCATCTCCTTCAAGAAGATAATAAGACACCACGAGACTTCGCAGATATCTTGCGCAACATCCTCAATAAATATGAAACGCTAAATCGCAAAAAGCGCCGCGAACTTGAGAAGATACTGGCGCAATCAAATTCAATAAAACGAGGAGGTAATTAATATGCCTCTTGAACCTAAAATTCCAAAGAAGCCTCATGCCTTCTCAACAAAAAAGTGCGCGAAGTGCGGAGGAGTTTTTGGCGTAGATAGTTTCTCTCCCACTCACTCAATCTTCTATCCAGATGGATACCTTCCAATTTGTAACGATTGTATCTATTCTTGGTTAGAGGAAAAAGAGTTTAATTGGGCCGCCGTTGACAAACTTTGTCAATGGGCAGGTATCCCCTTTATAGTAAAAGAGTGGGAGCGATTATCAACTCAAAATACTCCCGAAAACTTATTCCCCGTTTATGCGCAGGTCTTCATCTCGCAAGACTATGAGTCGATTGGGTGGGATGACTATTACAAACAATATAAGAAACTAAAAGAAGTTGGCTTAATTGAGGAAGAAATTCCTCTTGTGCGCGAAGAAAAATACGCTAAATTAAGACAAAAATGGGGCGGCAACTATAATGATGAAGAATTATCTTACCTAGAAGACCTCTATAAAGGTTTACTTATATCCCAAAACGTCAATGGCGCCCTCCAAGTCGACCAAGCAAAGAAAATCTGTAAGTTATCGCTTGAAATTGATTCAAGAATTCGTGCCGGAGATAAGGATGTTGATAAATTACTTAGCTCGTATGATAAGCTCGTAAAAACTGCAGAATTTACGCCAAAAAATACCAAAAATGCGACAGACTTCGATTCTATTGCTGAACTTGGTTATTGGCTTGAAAAAAGAGGTTTCGTTAATAAGTTCTATGATGGAGTTACACGTGACATTATTGATGAGACTCTTAAAAATATTCAAAACTACAACCGACGTCTTTATATTAATGAAGGTGGTATTGGTGAAGAGATTACTGAACGTATTAAAGCGCTGAAGAACGTTCAGGAAATGGAAGATTATTATGATACTCAAAAAGAATATAATCTTGAGGATTATGATAATGAGGGCTATGAAGTAGAAGATACTGAATTTAATCCTGCGGGAGATGATGAAGATGAGTAATATTATAACTCTTTGTTCTCCCGACCGTTCTGATTTCAATTCTCATCGGGTCTTATACCGTGATGGGATTGAACTTGAGAAGGGAGTTATTATTTCTCAAGATTTCCTTGAGCGCAATGAAGAGCTTTTAAAAAAATATTTTCAAATCTTCTCAGCCTATCCCGATATATATTTGGATATTATAAAACCCGAAGCCTCCAACTTTAATCTCTTCCCCTTCCAGAGAATTTTCTTGCGCGCTTGCATGAGATATCGTTCAATCTATATTACTGCGGCCCGCGCCGCATCCAAGACCTTTCTTTCAATTCTTGCTAAGTACCTTCAATGTTGTTTTGTGCCAGGTCATAGAGGTTTTATAGTTGCGCCAAACAAGAACCAGGCCGCCAAAATTTCAAAACAAAAGATTACCGAAATTTGGCGCATTTGGCCTTTACTTGAACACGAAATTGAAAAAGCCAATTTCGGTAAAGACTATGTTGACCTTTTCTTTAAAAATGGTTCAACCTTCTCTATTGTTGGTGCGCTCGATTCTGACCGTGGTCTTCGTAACCACTCTGGTCTTATCGACGAAGCGCGTGACCAAGACGGTGATATGATTTCAGAAGTTGTCCTGCCTCAGTTAAACGTTTCTCGTCGTATGGTGAACGGAGAAGTTAACCCCTATGAAAAAATCAATCAGCAAACCATTTTTGCTACATCCGCTGGCACGAAGTCTTCTTATGCTTATGAACGTCTTATCGACGTTTTCGAAAAATCAATTATTGACCCCGATAATAATTTCTGTATCGGGTTAGATTATAGGATTCCAGTTATGCATAACCTAATTGACGGTAACTATGTGCGCGAACTTAAAATGTCACCTTCATATAATGAAAATACGTTCGCGGCTGAGTATATGGGCGTGTGGTTAGGTGGCTCTGATGAATCTTGGTTTAACTTTGACAAAATCTCTCGCTACCGTAAAATTAAAAATCCAGAATGGGTCGCAAAATTTAGAGGACAGCCGTCTGTTTTCTACTTAATATCAGTGGACGTAGGAAGGTTAAATGACCAAACAGTCGCTTGTATATTCCGCGTTAATATTAATAATAATAATAATAAGTTCTATTCAACCCTTGTAAATATCGTGGTACTTGGTCGCCAAGCTGAAACAAAAACATTTGCTCGTCAGGCGATAGAATTGAAAGAGTTAATTGCGCGATACAACCCACGCGAAGTGGTTATCGACTGTAATGGTTTAGGTATTGGCCTCGCAGATGAAATGATTAAAACTCATCAAGATTCCCAAGGTAATGAATTACCCTCTTATGGTTTCTTTAATAATGACGATTTTAAGAAAATTCAACCAAGAGACTCCATTCAGATTCTTTATTCATTAAAGGCTAATGGACCACTCAACTCTAAAATCCACGGAAACGCCTACACTAGATTAAATAGCGGACTTGTTCGCTTTTTAATAACTGAGCAAGAAGCGCGCAGCGCTTTACTTGCTACAAAGATTGGTCAAAAGATGGGGTTTGAAAAACGTATTAAGCGCCTTATGCCTCATGAGTTGACAACAAAATTATTTGATGAGATGGCTAATCTACGTTTAAAACGTACTGGTCTTGACATTACTTTGGAGCAAATTAATTCTCGCTTTCCAAAAGATAAATATTCTGCATTTGCTTATGGGCTATGGAGAATTAAAGAATTGGAGGAGGATAATTACAAAAAAGTAAAAAAGAGAGGAGACGGAAAACGTCGTTTAGTCTTCTTCACAGGAGGAAATTAAATTGGAAAATCATGAAAGAGATATAAGCCTTTTTAGAAAGGCGTATGACGGTATGATTGCCAAAAATGAAGCCTCTTGGAGTGACCCATTTAATAATTATAGACGATATAACACCAAGTTAAAAAACTATACATTAGAGGAAGTTGATAAGATTATTAATAGTGGCTCACTTGCTGAACAACAGAAACTCTCTCGCAACTATTTTTACAAAGATGGCTTTTATAAAAGGCTTATAATCCACTATGCTACCCTTCTGAAATATGTTGGTTTATTGATTCCTAATCCAAGCTTCGGTAAATCACTCTCCGTTTCTCATATTCAGAAAAGGTACTTCTCTGCTATGGATTTCATTGATAATTTAATGTTGCCTGATATGCTTACTAATTGTTCTATAAGAGCCTTAGTTGATGGTAGTTATTATGGGGTTATTCAACAACTTAATAAGAGTGAACTGTCACTATTAGATTTGCCAAGTGAGTATTGTCGTTCAAATTTCAAAGATACTCATGGAAATGATATTATTGAATTTGATGTAAGTTATTTTTATACAATTTTAGATAGCAAAACCCGTAATGAAGTATTGGCAGTCTATCCGAAAATTATTTCTTCTCATTTCACAAAATACAAAAATGGCAAGGTTTCAAGTAGTTGGGTAAAAATTCCTGCTGATATAGGAGTTTGTTTCCCATTCTTTAATGGAAGTCCATTATTATTAAATGTAATTCCGGCTACTATCCAATATGAACAAGCCGTCGAGACAGAAAGAGAAAGAGACCTTGAAGAAATTCGTAAAATTATCGTCCAAAAAATACCACACAATACTACAACTAATGAACTGCTCTTTGAGCCAGACGAAGCTGAAGAAATGCATCGTGGCACTGTTGGTATGATGAAGGGCAATAAGAATATATCTGTTCTTACTACTTATGCAGATGTCGATTCCATTGTCTCAAAAACCACATCAGACTCTGCTTCAAACAATTTAGAAAAAATGATGCAGAATATCTATTACGAAGCCAGTGCTAGTTCGCAAATATTTTCACCTACTGGAAACCTAGCAATTGAAACTTCAATTAAAAATGATATTAGCCTAATGATGATTATTGCTAATAAATATTCTCGCTTTCTCACAAATATTATCAATTCATTATTCGGTAATGCTAATATTAGTTTTAAATATATAATTCTACCAATCAGTGAGCACAATGTTTCCAAATATATTGAAGATAGTTTTAAATTAGCTCAAAGTGGTTATAGTTTCTTACTACCAGCCTTAGCAATGGGGCTTTCACAGCGCGACCTCAGTAACATAAAAGATTTAGAGAATGATACTTTAAAACTAACTGAAAAGTTGAAACCATTATCTTCTGCCTATACTCAATCGGCTTCTGCCAGTGCTGGTGCTCCAACCAAACCAATAGAAGATAAGGCGCCAAAGACGATTCAAAACGAAGAATCTATAGATAAAACGGGAGGCTCACAATAATGAATAAAAATATATTTGAGTTTCCAGTTGTCATATATGGTAATTTAGAGAAATTTAATGACGTTCTTTCTAAAGCAAGATGTCGAATTTTCTATAAATATGGTAATAGAAACGGTACTTATATAACAGATGAATTTGCTGAGAAATTAATTAGTAGCCTTCATTATGTTCCTATTAAAGGAATTTATGAAGAAGATGAAAAAGATTTTACAGACCATGGTAAAAGTCGGGGCGAAGGCCGTATTTATGGTATTGTACCAGAAACAAATAACTTCGCTTGGGAAAAACATCTTGACGAAGATGGCGTCGAACGCGAATACGCTTGTGTTGATGTTTTAATCTTTACTTCTCTCTATTCAGAGGCAAATGAAATTGTTGGTAAAGCGCAATCAATGGAACTTTTTGAACCAACCCTCAAATATCACTTTGAAGTAATTGATGGAGTTAAATGGGCAGTTTTTGACGATGGTTGCTTTCTTGGCTTGCAAGTCCTAGGAGACAATGTTGAACCATGTTTTGAAGGGGCTGCCTTCTATACATTACAAAGTTCTATTGAACAAATTGTCAACAAAATTAAAGAATATACTCTAAATTACCAATTAAAAGGAGGAAAGACAAAAATGCCTAAAATTAATTTTAAGCTGTCAGA